AATTTAAAATTAGGTTCAATGGTTTCGCCTTCTACCATAATTGAACCTTTAAGTCTACACCATTCATTTATTTCTTCGGCAGTTTCATCCTCACGGTCCATAACTCTTAAAGTTTGTTCTGTTATTTTAACCATATTAATTACTGAGTTTTGTGCTGTAGCATAAAAGTAATAAAGAAGTTGCTCGCATTTGATATGTGGAAAAGGACTTCTACGCATTCTAATCATACGGTCATATGTTGCCATTACCCCACTTGTTGGAAAAAACTCTGTTAAGTCGTTTAGGGTAGATGGAACTGAAGGAAAGAAAGGCATTGCCTCAAAACCCAAACCTTCTAGTTTTTCCTGAAGATAAGCGTTTACCCACAATACTGGGGTATTTAAAATTGATGTTTTAGACACTTAAATCACCTGCCTTTGTAATCCAATTATATCCTACTTCTACACCTTTTGCTTTACCGCCAGTTTTACCAGCCTTAAAATTATCCTTATATGCTTTAGCATTACTCAAGTATTGAGTTATTCCTGTTAAGTCTAATACTGATTGCTTAAAATGTTCTTTAAAAAATAAATCAAATAGCCTTTCAAAAGAACCCATGACATGAGTTCCACCTGGATGTTCTATAGTTATAGGATTTGGAGTAAAAACTTGCTGACCATCAACATTAAAAGTAAGTACGCTTGCATTTACAGGTGATATTGTTACTGGTAATCCTCTTTCCATAATTTTAGCCTTGTCATAAAATGGCTGATTAGAGCCATTACTTACACTAATTGATTGAGTAAAAGTTCCATTAAAAGAAATACCGCCATCTCGAACTACATAGTTTATATTGAATAACCTTGCTCCAGGATTACCAACCTGATACCATTCATAAATGTGGTGATACATCTGTTGGTCTACTCTTGCTTGCTGGTCTACAAAATTTTTAAATATTTCAACAGCGTTCTTTGCAAGGCTGTGTGCAAGTTTTTCTTTACCAAGTTCTGCACCCTTAAGAAATCCCTCTGAATATCCTGTAATATTCATCAAATCTTTAAAAAATATTTTATCGTCAAATTTTATAGATATCATAGGTCTACCGCCTGATTTTCTGACCTTCTAATCAATACCTTATAATACTCTGTTTTACCAAAAGCACCTACAACTGGATTCAGAGATGCTATTTCAAATATTGTAGAGTTTCCCTTTCTAACTCCAGCAGATTCATTATAAATAAAATTGCCAGACTTATCTCTAATATTAGCAATAACAATATTAGTTATAGAGTATGAATCATTTGAATTTGCTGTCAGGTCATTTTTAACTCTACCAATAACTAGATTATCTAGTTCTAGTTTGCTTTCTGAATTAACATCTTCTTTTGTTTTTCTACCTGCTGGATTAAAAAAGCAAGCAATTGTTCTATCCAATACCCAAGTCTTTTTTGTGTTACCATAGGCACCTGTTTCTACAATTGGATAATAGATGTCAGCAAGTAGTGGGTAAACAAAGTCTGTAGTTTCACATATCATTATAGTATTGATGGCTTGAAGACATTGCCCTTGTAGTTGTTAAGAATCTTATCAACAAGCATGTTGCCAGTTCCCTCCAAAAATTGTGGAGCAAATTTAATATCGAATTGGTCTGTACTATATTGTGTGACAAATCGTTTGTAGTAGTCGTTTGAACCACATTTTAATTCCTCAATAAGAATTGTTGCAGCCCTTTCAACATCTGGTGGAATAGTTTTGTATCCAGCATCTACAATAAAAGTAAAGTCGCTTCCTTCTGGAAAGGCAACATAGCCACTGATTGCTCCAGAGTATACGCCAAGGTCTCCAGATGCTGCTGGAAGCCTTAATGGAGTAGATTCGTTTCTATTATATAAACCATTTGCCTCTACCCTAGCAATGGCAGAATTATCTAGCAATGTTTTGTATTCGTATTCCCAGATTCTTAAAACTGTTCCAGCAGTAGATATGTTTCCTGTTGTTGAGTTTGCAAAACTAAAAGATGTGGTTGTTGGAATTGCTGTGACAACAAATGTTCCACGGTATCCTGTTGGAACAACTGTAGAAATTGTAACTACATCTCCTACTTCATATCCGTGAGCACTTGCAGTTGTGAGGGTTACAGTTCCAGACGATATTGTTGGGGTTTGTGTTGCAAGAGTAATGGGAACATCTTCTCCATTATAAGTAAGAACATTGTTCTCATATACTTTTAAAACTTTGTTGACGTTGTGCCAAATTGGAAAGTAGTCTCCACCTTGACCTTCTTTTACAATAACTAGTTTGTGATTATAGAAAGCATCTCCATTTGCAGAATGGTCTAGAATGTAACCATCCATAATTGACCTTGCAATAATCTCCCACTTTTTATATTCAGCAATGTCTTCTGTTGTTGTTGCTAAAGTGTTTGGATTAACATATGGACGGTAAACGCTTAGGTTATCATCTACAACAATTTCTCCGCTTGAGTCGGTTACTTTGAACAAAAACTCACGGTCAAACTGTACTTTTGAACGTGATAAAATATATGATATTTGCTTGTTTGCATCTGAGGTAAGCGTAGAAGTTTCAAATGAGTGGTCCACCAAATCCTCTACATAAATAGAATATGCAGTATTTGCTGCTGGCACATCCCACTTAGTTGTAATTGGATATGGTGGAACCCTCAAGACTTCCATTTAGGCGAATGCCTCCGCTACTTCTTCTGGAGTACATAGGCGAATGCCTTTTTGTGCTGTCCAAAAGTCTACATACTTTTTTGGAACAATGTTGTAGCCAACATTAATTTTTCCAAATCCGTCTGCATATACGTTGCGTGTTGAGAATAGTGCAACTTTTGTAGTTGTTGATTCTACAACCTCAATCTTTTCTACCTTTGCTTTTCCAGCATTTGTAGTTGTTGAACCCATTACGCCATCTTCATTGAATCCCAATGTAGGAACGTCTTTCTTAGGTTCTGGTGTTACAATAACCTTTTCATCAACTACTTCTGCTACTGTTTCTGCAACTGCATCTTCAACAACAGGTTTTGAGATAGGTGTGTTTTTTATTTCAGCCATGATAAATCCTCCTTAGATTTATTTTAATTATACCAGATAAATATAGAAAGGGGGTAGAGAACTTAATCCCTACCCCCAATCAAATGGTAACACTAAACAGAATTAGTCTGTTGTTGTGTCTGCGAATGCAACTGCATCCAGTTCTTCCCATGCAATTCCAAAGCGAACGAATACTGTATATTCTACAGTGTCCTTCTTTGGTACATAGAAACGGTTTACAGTGATATCTCTCTGGAAGCCCCAAATACGGTTCTGTGGGAACGTTAGGTCAACGAATCCTGCAGGGTAGTAAGGAACTTCAAGAACAGGTACACCTAGAACACGAGTTTGACGTGCTCCACCAAAGGTTTGGTTTGCACCACCGATGAACTCATTACGAGTGTTTTCGGTAGAACCAATGGTTGAGTAGACTGTAGCATTGTTCTTAACGATGTTAGCAAATGTGTCTGTACCAGCATAGAACTTTAGTCCATTTGTGATGGCACGGTATCTGCGAGGCATAGCCAAGATAAGTGCTTGTAGTCTTTCAGTTGTCCAATCAGTGAACGCAGCATTTGACCCAACTAGAGTTGAGTTGATAACTTCGTGTGCACTTCCAAGGTTTGAACCAGAACCAATGTTTGGACTAGTCTTTTCCAAGTTGATGAATCCATTCATAATGCTTAGGAACGAACCTGTTGAACCGTCACCATTGATGGCTAGGTCTTCGATGTCGTTACCGAAAGCATTAGTCATTAGACGAACTAAGTGGTCCTCTAGAGCGGCACCCTCGATGTTATCTTCGAGTGACTCTGCGGAGACTTCCCAGTCTAGACGAATCTTCTTGGTAGTTAGTTCAACCTTAGAGAAGGTAGCACCAGTGTTGGTATAAGTTGAAACACCCTGGCTTGCAGCACGAATAACACGGTCTCCCACGTTAATCTTCTCCAATTCCATTGTGTTTGCTCTCATTGTAACTCTGCGACCGTCCTGTGCAAGTGTGGTTGCGTCCCAAACATAATCGATAAATCGTTTTGCCTGTTCAGGGCGTAGGATACCAGTACCTGGGTAAGTCGGACTTGCAGTAGCAGATGGGTTTACACCATTTGCACCTGTTGTTACACCAAAGTTAGCGGTTGGGCTGTTACCCATGTAAGTACCGTGCTCTGAGAAAGAGCCTGTACCTGACGAAACGCTTGCTGATGTACCGAAAGCACCTTCAGCATTTGGGTATCCAGAAACTGGAGACGCACCTGAAGGCATATTTTTGATAATTTCTTCTGACATTTTATTTTTCACCTCCTAGTGAATTTATTTTAGTAAATCGGATGTTGTGAGGAAACTTCCGCCCCATACTGATTTTTCCACCAGTACTGGTTCCTGAATGACCTCACCGAGGTCACCAGACTTACGGAAAGCGGTGTCTGCTTCTACAGCATCGATACGCTTTCCAAGATTGTTAAAGTCTGACTCTGCATCTGTTACCTTTGAGGTGACAAAT